AACTTCGCATCGACCATTGATTTTAAATCGTCAAGTGTATATTTCTTTTTCCCGTTGTTGGACGTCCATTCGCCAACGGCGAATATTTCCTGGTCGTCAATATCCATTGTTTCAGGCTTCGCAAGTCCCGTGGTTGTGTCCGGCTCTTCCGGGCTTGCCACTTCAAATTCAATACAGGTAAAATGATTGTCCTTTACCCATTTCTTCGCCTGCTCAACTGAATATTTATCCTTGTCAAATCGTATAGCCTGCACCTCGGCGCTGTCATCTTCTTTGACGCCCCATATCACATCGATGCCGGATGCAAACGCCCCGTTCTCACGGCGCATTGATTTGTAAATTCCGGGTTCATGTACCCGGCATGAATGTTCTTTTGGAAATGGCATTGTTTTACACCTCTCTACTTGTTGCGTTAGTTGCGTTTATATCCTTGTGACTATGTTGCGTTAGTTGCGCTAGTTCTACCGTTGCGGTAGTTGCGTTACAGTTGCGTTAGCGCTTTATTTCAACCCGCCAAAATCAGACGGGATTTCTCTCATGTCCGGCGGCTTATCCCATTTCTCCGGTGTCATTTTCAGCGGTACAGGAACCAGTAACGACCGGCAATTGTAATGATTCGGCGGTTTCAGGGAATCCCATTCGGGATCATCCGCCGCAAGTATTGTTCCGTCGGCGGCTTCGCAGAATGCGGTCGTTCTGTCATCGAGTGTTGCGCTATACATCAGCCCCGGAAAGTTGCCAGTCGCCGCGCCCTCACGATATGCAACCAGTCGGGAATCGTTATGTATCCGTGTGATATTTGTCCGGACAATCGTTTCAAGTCGTGGCGCGGAGGCGAGCGCTGTATTCGGTAAATCCCCACGCTGAATGTATTTCTCAAACACCTGACCGGACGCTTTCATTATCCGCTGCACGTCGGCGCCGTTGGCAACCCCTGCCAATATCTGATTTTTAACTTCACTTAAAATATCATTCCGCATTACATCTGTAACCCAGAAAGCTTGCGCAGCTATCTTTTGCTGCAACGTGCTCGCATTGGCCGCCCGCCATGCTTTGATTTTCGCCCAATCTCCTGCCGCTTCCCACTTCCGAATCATGGCGATCTCTTGTTCCGGTATGCGCCGGGAATCCATTACGATTTGAGCGAATGAATCAAAATTTTTGACATCCTGCATTGTATGCCGCGCAAGCGCGGCATCTCCAACCTCGATGTATGCGGCTTCAAGTTGATCCATTGCTATTTTTTCTGTTATCTCTTTATAGATATTATTGAAGTCCTGCAACCCGATTAATTTCAAATTCTTAACTGCGTTGGTATCCATTTTGTTGCCGACGAAAACCTTATTCGGCAAGTAACTCATCATTTTGTCTTTCATGCTCTGTACAACAACAGATAAATCCGTCATTGCAACATTCAACCCGTCATCCATATCTTTTTTTACTTTTGCAAAATTGACAGGTTTCTCAATTGCCGCTTTTTTCTGTGGTGATATTTTTTTAAACTTTGAATATTCTGTGCCGGGCTCGCCCGGTACTTCTGATTCCAGTTCTGGTGCGCTCGGCGCTCCGGGCGCTTCCGCCGCCACTTGAATCTCCACCGGCGGCAACCCTATTTTTTCACGAATCAAATCAGTATCAGCCGGTAATATAATTCCAATTGAATTAAGTTTCGTCAATTCATCGGCGGTGTAATCTGAAACCCCCCGCGTGCGCGTACTCATTGAAAATGTCGGGCACCGCTCGACACTATAATTGAACTCAACCAACTGCCGAATCACTTGTTCATTCATCAGGTCTTCAAGTTCAGCCTGTAATGTATTCACAAAGTCGGCTTTCGTTTCGGCGTGAACCATTCCGAGCGCATACGATCCCTGTCCGGCACCCGGTGAAGATGTAAGCGTCTGCCCTAATATCCCTTTTGTAATCGCCGCGTCATGGTATGCGATAGCATTTTTGAAAGCGGGCGCTCCGCCCGCTGCCGCATTGATGAACTCGATAGTTATATCATCCGGAATTGTTATGGCAGTGTTCGCCATAATATCTTCAAGTATGCTTTGCAATCTCGATTGACTGGCCGTCTCACCGGAGCCGGTTGTCGAATATTTATCAACTGGCAACTTCGCAACCCGCGTCGGCATACCATACGTCTCGCAAAAGATGTTCCACCATTTTAATAGAAAATCCTTACTCCAGTAATGTTTGTAAATCGACCGGCAATCACTCACGCCATGTGGCTGTCCGTCTTTGGGATTGTATGTGTATAAAATGAATTTATCTAACGGAACATCCGTGTACAAGCCCCCCGCAGTTAGTTGCAATGCGGTGATGGTTAAATATTCATCTGTCTTGATTTCATAATCCCCGGCGTATTTCGCTTTGAATTGGGCGATAGCCCATTTGCCCGCATATTGTCCGCTTTCACAAACTTTGTATATTTTTTCCGCCACCGAATAGCCCATATAAATTGCGGATAGAATTTCAAACAAAGACTTTCGTACCGAACCGACAATATTCTTTAAATTCCATTCAACGAATGCGGCGACCTCAACATCTATAGGATCGGTCGAGGCGGGAATGATTCGCCATGTTGAGGCAAGCACCGCATTCCGCTTACTGTTCACGGCGTTGCAAACTTCGGCGTCGGTCATCATTTCCTCGTAAGTCTCGATTCCTTTACGATCAATTATCTGGTCGATATTTGGGAGAAATGACATTCCCGAATATTGTTTGGCGCGTGAATCCGCGCCAAGCTGTTTTAGCATTTCATTGCGATCAATAGGCTTGTCAGCCACTGCGGGAACCGCTTCATATCTCGAACGGTTGAAAGTATCAGAATAACCCATAATAAATTATCCTTTAAATGTATCCGTGACAGCGGATACATTTATCTGACGTTGCAATTTATCAATCTCTTTTGTAACGAGCCCGCAGAATATACGCGTCATGTTGCTTTTCGACATTCCGATAAGCCGCCCGGAGCCGGTCGCCGATTTGATTAATTCACTATTGAACTTTATCAAATCCAGCATTGTATTTTTCACAGCAACCAGGTCATACGATCCATCAATGCGATTCACTCGATGACTGAAAAATATCTTGTCTATTTCATCCTCGATCAGTTTGTTGGCGAACGCCAGCCCGGTAATCTGAAACGTCGGAAACTCATGCAGGTTCCCGGCATCATCTTTCAATTTTTCTTCGAGAAACTTCGATTTCTCCATCACTCCGTCGATGATCTCCTGCATACTGGCAATCACTCGCGTCGAGTTTTCAGCTTGCTTTTTGTTGGCCTCGGCCATGCGCTCCTTATCCACTTTCAACCGCGCAATTTCTTCATTCAATGATTTCAAGCTGTTGTATTCTTCCATATTCTTTTTCTCTGTCATGTCCTCATTTTCCTTTCATGTGTTGTTGCATTTTTCAATATGCATTTTACGCTTTCTAATTCCATTTATTAATAGCTGCTTTCAACATGTCCCCGCGCATATTGTGCGCCAACGCTTTCGGCCTCATTTCAATCGGCATACTATCCCTGCCCCCGCGCCCGCGTGTACCCCCGCGCACGCGCTCACCCGCGCATAAGGATAATAGTTGATCCATTGATTTGCCCTGCCTGACTTCTTCTCTGGCGAACCAGCACGCCATTAATATATCGTTTGTTGAATGTGTCGGATAATATTTCATTTCCTTTATCCACCGGCACCAGGCACAACCGCATTCAGGATTCCGCCGATGGTCTACATGACCCAATGCGATATACCATAAATCATTTGAAAATTCAATGTCCATGCCGGGCACCCCGGCTTCCGGATCGGCTTTCTGTCGCCCGGTTTGAAACGCTTTTGTCTGCAATGCGCCGCCTCCGGCATCCTGCATCCAATCCTTAATACGATCCTGTATCGCGTTATTTTCAACGACAAAAACATCGGGTTTCCAGATTTCAAATACTTCAAGACATTGATCAACAGGCTCCCGGCCCTTCCATGCCCCGATCCGTATGTCCAGCGGTACTCGGATATGTTTTTGCATCTCACAGGCGAGAGTAAAGATTGCAAATCCTTCCCTATTCGGCCCCGACGGGTCAACCCCCGTAACTATCCGCCAATTGTCGCCCAGCGTTTTTAACGCTTCCTGTGGATTCATTTCATAATGCAGGCATTTACTAAATGACTGCAATGCAAAATCTTCATCTGAATATGGCGAGCACTGGAAGCCCCGCGAATATGCCCGTTCACCCAATGAACGCCGCTTTTTCTGCAACGCTTCTGTATCATATTTTTCTTCCCATAATGGTATACTCCAAATCTTACTGCCGGAACGGCATTCAATTTGTTCCATGCCCGGCTCGCCAATTGCCTGGAACAACACGTCAAATTCACTGTTCTGCATTACATATTTCATAGTCGCATCATCTTCATGCCACGGAGTGGCTATCCATGTTACTGCCGTATAATTTTTGACTTCTTTATTTATATCCAGCCGAGATAACCATGTCTGTTTAACTGATTCCGTCACTTTCTTCCGCATCATCGGCTCGGCCACTGCATTCTTAAAATCAACCGGGTCATCGAATACCAGCTTATCAGCGCGTCCGCCAATGCCGGATGTCAACACGCCTGCCGCTTCGATACTCGGGTCTTTACTGGCCCCCCGCCTCTTAATGCACAACTGATGCCCGGACCACCGCTCACCCTCCGACGGCTGTATGTCCGGGAACACTTTATGGAATCGTTCGTTACGTTCAATTATCCTTTTAATACTTTGTATCCGCGATGAGGCGTTTGTATCATTATTCGATATTATCTTTATCCTGATTTGCGGATTCCGCGCCAAATCAAACAGCGTATCGCCGATAACTACCTGTTCAGTCTTACCATGCCCCCACGGCGCTATTATCCCACAATATTGTGCGCTTCGCGCACATCGTTCCTGATGTTCACTCCAACTTAAATGTATTGCGCTCGGCACCAGCGCAATACCATTGTTGTCTTCCAATACATAACTTTTAAACACATCACGGTCATGCCGAGCCGCTTCAATTATGGTTTTCTCCTGCGCTGCCAATCCTAAATACTGCGCGTCACTCACCGCTTTACTATCCTGCACATTAACAGGCTCATCCATTTATTCACTATCCCCATTCCCCGACTCCATCGGCTTCGCCACTACTCCCGTATCCACTGCGGGCGACATGCAATGTCGTCCGCTTTTACTCTTTATCAATTTCAATATCCCTATATTCGCACCAGCTTTTTCTTCCAGTTGCTCTACACTCATTTCCCTTAACTTTTTCAACATGAGCCGATCCGATTCACTCATCGGCTGCGCAGATTCACCGCGCACTTCAACGCTCGTGCGCCGCACTTCCTGATTGATTTCAATCAATGCCTTCACTAAATCCTTATCCGTTATATCCGCCGGCTTGAAATCCCGCTTGTCGAAAGCGTCCCGCAATTTGCCATATACTTTCTGCAACGTCATTAACCGCTGTTCACTCATTACGGCCGAAGTCTCCAGCACCAGCCTCTGAAATTCTGCTTTAAATATTGGATGTCTCGCCCATAATACAATAGTAGATCGTGTCTTTCCTACCTGTCGCGCTGTTTCGGATTTGCTGATACCCTCAGCCAACATTTGACACGCAGACGCTTTCTCCGGCGTCCAGTTGAATCGCGGTGCGATTGATTTTGGAGTGATGTGCGTAACTTCCATTCTATCCCCATTATAAACAATGCGCACGCGCACTGTCAATACATCCTGTATAATAATTATACAATGGTGCATATCTTTTGTACATAGTGTATAGAAATTATACAGTCGCCATTTGGCGTTTGAAATTTTAGATCGCATTTTGTAAAACGTGCCCCCTCGCGATCGCAGCCGGCG